GCGTGACGTTGTCTTTAGGGGAAATACCGGCTCCTGTGGCGTTGGAGATACTTCCGCATGAAAAAGCGCCGGTCCTGTCAAGTTTTGAGGGGCCGGGGATTTTCAAAGACCTCGTAACATTGGTGATGTCAGGTGACATTCCGACAGGGAATCAGGAAATCCAAGCCCTTCTGCGGGAGGCGGGCTTTGTGAGTTTGTGGTTTTTTCTGCGAGCCATTGCGGCTTATAACGGGCCGTATGAACGGCTGACAAACCATCTACATGTGGATATGGCGAATCACTATCAGCGGTTTTTGTATCCCGGTAGTTGGAGTGCGTTCTTCTTGCCACGGTCTATGTTCAAGTCAACAGTGGTGACGTCGGGGGGGAACGCTTGGGAATTGTTGCGTAATCCTGATCTTACTATCGCAATGGGGTCATCCATCACGGATCGGTCAATTGACTTCCAGCATGAGACGCAAAGGATATTTGACGGGAATGAGTTTTTCTCTTGGCTCTACCCGGAGTATGTACCCGAACGTGGGCAGCGTTCATGGAATGATCGCGAGTTTACGCTTCCTAACCGTTCGCGGCGGAAGCGTTCGCCTTCGATGCAGACATTGGCGGTAGGGGCGTCGTCACAAGGTATTCATGTGGAGTTGCTGAAGTTAGATGATATCGTTGGTGATGCGCAGTTGAATAGTGAGCGCGGGGCAAATGCGGATATGCGGCGGATTGGGAACTGGTTTCGTTCAAATAAACGGACGTTGTTGGATCGTCCGGAGGCCGACAGAATTGTTGCGACAGGTACGCGGTATAGTGTTGAAGACCCGTGGGAGCAGATCATGCTTTCAGTTAAGTCGAAGCATGGGACGGGGTGGGAGAATATTCCACGTGGTGAAGGTGATGATGGGGAATGGCATGTTTATTATCGACAGGCTGTCGAGGATGGATTGGCGATTTTTCCTGAAGGGCTTTCTGTTGATGCGGTTGAGCGGATGCGGGAAGACGATCCGTGGAATTATCTTACGCAGTATTTGAATAATCCGTACACACAAGAGTCCGCTGAGTTGAGTGAGTATGTTCCCGAGGAAGCCCGCGTTGAGTATGATCCGAACGATAAAGGGTGGTTGTTGCATTATGAGAGTTTTCCGGGAAAGTTTGTTACGTGGCGGTTAGAGGATTGTGATGTTGTGGCGGCAGTTGATCCTGCGGCGACGGAAAAGAGTTCCGTGACTGCGAAGTCGTCGCGTTCGGCGTTGGCTGTTGTAGTTACGTGTCCGGACGGAACAGCGGTTATTGTGGATGGAAAAGCAGACTATGTGCCGATCTCGAAAGTGTTTGACTGGATGTTTACCTACTATGATAAGTGGCGTCCGAGGATAACATCGTTGGAGCAGAATGGTCCGTTCAAAATGCTGAGTGGGCTGATCTACGATGAGCAGATGAAACGGCGTAGGTGGATTGGGATTGTAGCTGCGCGGGGAGTTGGGGATAAGGATGTGCGGATACGAACGGAACTTCAACCACGGCTGAGTGCGAATAAGTTGCGGGTTACTGAGAATGTTCGGGGGCTGTTTATGGGAGAACTGGTGGCGTTTCCTGCGGGATGGAAGAAGGACTTTCTCGATGCAGTAAGTCAGGCGTTGATGAAGTCGGTTATTCCGGCGTCGGCAGAACAGGTTGCTGAAGACGAAGACGACTACGAAGAACAGTTACTCGGCAGATCGAAATATACAGGATATTGAGGGGAGGTGCGAAGATGAGTGATGTAGGCCAGGTACGCGATGCGATAGCAGATGACGACGACGACGTTGCCAACGTCAACGCGGAGGTGGAGTTTGTGTATTCGCCGGGGATGGACATTCCTGAGGAGATGCAAAAGGAAATTGTTCTTATGTTCAGGATGAAATCACTGCTATGGAGCAGTCGCGGGAAGAACGGGAGAAGTTTTGGGATACTTGGAGACGGCATAGAGAAGCGCGTCCGGAGGTAGAGACGAAGTCGTTCCCGTGGGCAGGGGCGTCGAATATCGTTCCTCCTGTTGCGGCGTCAAATACGTCAGGGGTGTTCAGTCATACGCGGAGGGCGTTTCTTCGACGGAAGCCGCTGTTTACGCCTGAGCCTCATACGCGAGAGATGCGGAGTAAGACCGAAGCGTTCGGGAAACTGCTTAATCTTTATTTTATTGCGAGGTCAAAATCGAACTCGGGGCCAAAGCTGAAAAAAGCCCTTTACGAGGCGATTAGCTTGGGGAATCAGATCGTCGAAGTACCGTGGGTAGAGAAGCGTATTCGGTATACAAAGAACGCTCCTGAAGGTGGGACCGTTAAAGTCGATAAAGTTGTGTATCGCGGGCCGATTATGGAGTTGCATCGTCTGGAGAATGTGTATGTCCGTCCGGAGATTGAAACTATTGAAGATCAGCCGGTAATTGCTATCCGTTACGAAGGGTATACACCGGGGAAGCTGCGTGAGCTGGAGAGGGACGGGTTTTTTACCAACGTAGAGGATGTTATTGGCGGAGGGCAGTCAACACGTGAGGGTGACAACCTTGAGGCGGTCATGAAGCGTGAAGGGCTCGAAGTTCCTGATACGGCTGATACGCCGATGATGGACCTTATGAAGGTTTGGGTGTATTGGGATATAGATGGAGATTCTGTACCAGAAGATGTTATTGTGTGGTTTCATCCAGAAACAGAAGTAATCTTGCGGATAGAGTTAAATGATTTTGGTGTAAGGTTATTGTCTAATCTTCAGTACATTCCACAGGCGTTTCAGTTCTACTCGAAGGGTGTAGGGGAAATGGCTGAACATGTGCAGGAGGAAATCACCAGCCTGCATAATATGCGAATCGATTCGTTGACTTTGTCTTCTTTGCAGATCATGGCGATGAAGCCGGGGACTGAACCGGGTAAAGGCACACGGTTGTATCCGGGAAAGATCATTCGTACAGAATCGCCGAGGGAAGATTTGCAGGTGTTTACGTTTCCGGATGTGAGTACGCCAACATTGAGTGCGGAGATACAGGCAAAACGCTACTTGGATACGCATACGGGTGTGAGTGAGGCCATGTTGGGGATGCCGGATCAGACGGCCAAGTCAGGGACTTCGCCTTCGTTGCAGATGTTTCTGTCTGAGCAGGGGAATAGTATTCTCGAGTCGGCGATTGAGTCGTTGTCGGAGGGTTTGTCTGAGATTGGGATGTTTTTTACGTTGCAGCTTGTGAAAAACAGTGAAGCGGTGTTGGAGGATTTGGAGGAATTGGTTGATGTGGATGATCTTGAAGGGATTCGAGATTTTCTTTCGCTCGACATTGAGGATGTTCCCTTGCGGGTAGGGATGTCGATCAAGACGACTGAAGTGCAGAAGTCGGAAGATGCGAAACGTCAGAACCTTATGGCGATGAATCAGTTGTATTCGATGTTTGGTCAGGAAGTTATGCAATACATGCAGGTAATGGCTTCACCAGAAGCGCCCGAAGAACTGAAGGCGTTTGCGGCTCGGGTGTATCTCGGGAAGTCGAAGATTATGGAACAGACACTGGAGTTGTTCGGGACGTTGGATACTGAGGATTATGTTGCGTACACGAAGGATCTTGAGTTGATGTTGGAAGGGATTGATGCACAAAAAGCGACAAGTAGTCGCGCAGATGGGAGGACAAAATGAAGCAGAGGGAATGGTTGGCGGACCCGGCGGTGGACCAGTTGGAGTTGCTCCGGGAGTTGGGCCTGACACAGGAGTTGGCGGGCCAGTGGGGCCGGTGCCGGGGGGTGGTGGATTGGCTCCTGAGGGTCCTGGAGGACCGGTGTCGGGCGGAATTGCGTGAAGCTAAGGATGTTGTCACGTTGGGTACGGCGAAGGGCTTACAGAAGGCCGCAGCAGGTGTGAAGTATGACTATGAGAGGATACGAACGGCATTGAAGGAGGCAGGGTATGACGAAGGATTGGTTTGAGGTAGGGACGCGCGGGCATGCGTACGCTGCGTTAGCTCGTATGCACGGGCAGTGGTTTGCGGACGACGACGACGTTGACGACGTTGACGACGACGACGAGGTTGCTGTTGAGGACGACGATGACGACGATGACATTCCGTTGTATCTGGAAGGACGTGATGAGATTCCTGCGGATGATGATGGGGATGCTGGTCCGGATGCTGAAGCCTTGCAATCACGGTTGGCGGCGTTGGAGGAAGAAAAAGCCGCCTACGAGGCGCGGTTAGCTGATCGTGAAGTGATGACGTCGGGGTTTAATGAACTTACGAAGGTGTTTCGTGAGCAGGCGGAAGCTGGGAAGGCTACAGCAAAGACGACGGCTGAACCGTGGGAGGCGGTAAAGAAACGTCTGAGTAAGTCTTTTTATGATGATCCTGTTGCGGCGATGGAAGAAGCCATGAAGTACATGGTGACGAATGATATTGCTCCGGCATTTCAGTCGTTGCAGGGAGAGGTGTCAAAGACAGCACTTGCGGCAAGTCGGCAAGGGGCAAAAGCGAATGATACCAATCGTATGATCATGGAGAAGTACTCCAGTGAGGTGGAGGAAGCGGTAAAGGGATTACCTGCGGGTTCAGATGTGTATGAACGCGCTTGTCAGCAGGTGGGATGGCGCATTTGACGGATTTGGTTGCTATGCAAGTTGAGTTGTCGGCGGGAACAAAAGAAAAGCCCCGCGTCCAACGTCAAATGTTAATCCGTC